CTGCGCTTAGAGTAACGTTCGGCTGTGAGATAATAGATATGCTCATATTTTTATAGAGATAGAAATGGACTTGCCGAAGGCTTCGGCTACATCTTCGGTTAGTGCTTTCATAAGTGATTCGGGTAGTGCCTTGTCTAAGAAAAGGGTTCGGGGTGTGCCAAAGTTATAAATACGCCTTTGAATAACACCTGCGAGGGATGCCCTTGCTTCCAACCTATCGCCTCTCGTTCCACCTGGGTTAATCCCCTTGTTTGTTATCCACTCCTCGATAGCTTGACGAGGTGGCATTTTAGTCTTGTATTGGAATGGACTGCCTTGCGCCTTTGCTCCGCTCTTTGCTCCCCTTACGCCCTCATTGACAAACTTCCAATAGTCGTTCATTTGAATTTCGACCATGTAGCCACCGCCTACTTCTTTGACGGGTAGCGGTACGATTGAAGCATTAAGGCTATCCGATGCAATATGGTTGCCCCTGATTAGGTTGCCCTTAGAATCCTCAACGACCTTTTTGGCAAACTCTGCCAGCACTTTTTTAACGCCAGTAAGCTGCGCTACATCAAGACCGACAAAGTCAGTACCTTGAATAGATTCTATTTGAAACAGCTTGTCCATTACAAGTAAATGTATGGACTTGCTTTTATTGGCTTTTCATTGCCTCGACCTCTTTCTTGTCCGAGTAATATTGAACGTAGTTAAGAAACTGGCGTGCGTTTAAATTAAAGATGGCATCCCATTTGAGAACGTCACCCATTGCCAAAGAATCCACGACTACTATCCAGCCGTATTTTTTAGCGAGGTTAACTCCTTGTCCATCGTCTTCAGCACCGCCTCCGAATAATCCTTGATAATCGTCATAAAGCCTTCGGAGGCTAACAAGAAAAAAGATACAGCACCCCACACTTCCTTCATTGTAAGCTGCTTAAACTCCTCTGCCCTTTCGTGGTGCTTTGCGCCATCGTAAGGTAGAGTCCTAAACCACTTGCGCTCTCTTGCAAGCGTAGCCATTATTTTATGAAGGTTTTGAATCACTTGGTACTCGTCTGCCATTTCGTAACTCATCATCTCAATTAACTGACCAGCCGTTAGGGTATCGGTAAACAACGAAAGCTTGTAACGCTTTTTATTTAGGGTGAAGGTTTCCTTATATTGCAACTTCGGCAAATCCTTCATTTCATCTTCGATGGACTTATACGCCTTGCCCACCTCGGTCATAGGTAGCTGTTTCGCTTCGTCTAAGCTAATCCCTTTAAGGACTGCAACGATAGCCACCTTCTTAATTTGCTCGTCACCAGTAGCCTCAATGGCTGCGATGCGTTGGAATTGGTCGATAGTTAATGATGTGAATTTCATGGCTTGTAAAATATAGACAAGCACCTTCCACGCTCGTCTGCTGTGGTTTTGTTTTCGGGGTAGCCTAAGTCTTTAATAAAGCCAGCTAAGTCTATTTGGTCGGTGTCGTGAATGATAAACGTACCGCCTGACTTTACCTTTTCCCAAAATAAAAGCAATTCAGGCACTACCGATTGTCCGTGCTGCGCATCGTGCATTATCATTTCGACTGGCTCAATCCAATTTAGAACCTTTGCGCTCTCGCACATTGCTGCGGTGTTTACTATACAACTGTGGCTTTCCAGCAAATCGGTTACTTTGTCTAAGTAGTCAATATGAATATCAACTAAAGAAACTTCCATTTTAGCCAAACCCATAGCTAAAGCAGAGTGACCTTGAAAGCAGCCGATGTCCAATGCGTGACCTTTTAGCCTTTTCGCTTCGTCATACACTTGCAAAATGTGTTCCTTTGCTGTCACCCACGGATGGGAGTAGTCTAATTTTTCTAAGATTTTGCGTTCCATATTACGTGGTTTATTCTTTGAATTGGGTATTTATCTCTAAGCACTAAATTAGTCAAAATAGATTGGTCGTGCCTATGCTCTTTAAAATCGGGATGGTTAGGGATTTGGCTTGGCGCATCGTTCACTAAGTGATCGTCTTGCATCCACTTTGCCCACTCCTCAACAAGTGCAATGTTTTCATCGTTTGCCCTTAGACCTATCAAGCCAGCTTCTAACTGGTGGTCTATTCTCTCAATGCAAGGCAGCATCCCCATTGCCTCTAAGCAGTCGGCTTTAGTCCATTCTCTATGCAAGTACCCACGGCTGACGAATAGATTATCCGAAACGACAACATAGGCATTCAGCCACTTCCAAAAATCCTCGGTGTGGTAATCGCCAGCATCAATGTAAAGGATAAAATCGCCCTTGTTTTCCTGCATTGTGTTTAGGATTATTTCAGGCTTCCACCTCCAATAGTTGTCACCCCTTCCGTTTGGTGATTCATTGCTGTAAGTTTTTAAAGGCAGTCCGTTTGTGAATTGGGTTGCTGCCAACTCTCGCCATTTACCGCTTCCGTAGTTTATCACCTTAATCATAGCAGTTTGTATTTTATATCTTGGTATCTATCGCCTCTGCCTTGCGTTCCGTGTGAATCAGCGTAGAGGTGGGTAAGACCACCAGCAGCCGTAACCTTGAATTGAAAGTATGCGCTGCAATATCGTTCAACGATGTGACCAGCTTGCGGATGCTCTGGATCTAAGTCACTCTCCATTAAAGCCTTGACAAATGTGTTAATCCTTTCTGCAAACAAAGTGTAATTGGAGGTCATTGGTAAAGGATCGTTCGTGACCGATATTTCCAGCTTTCTTAATTCGGTCTTTATTCCGTTGTAGTTCCACCAAGTATTGTCAGCGTAAGGATGCCAAAAGTAACCAGCCGAAGCCATTGGCTGCTTCCATCCCAATAAGTTTACATCATACTCAAATAGATTAACGATGTCGGCTGTGATTAGTCCGTTTCGTGCTATGGCATACCAGCCAGTCCAAGCCACTAAATTAGGGTAGTGTTCGATATTATTAGGTAGGTTTCGTGCTACAATCACTTTCTTTTCTCCGACAAACTGGTCTAATAGGTCAACTGGTCGCTGCCCTAAAAACACATATTGGACATCGGGCAATTGGTCAAACTTGCCAGCCTCAATGTAGTCTAAGACAATCTGCTGGTCGTGTACGAAAATAAAGGTCTGCGCTTTCATTCGTTCGGCTTTAGGTTGTAGGCTACGCAAATAACTTCTTTCAAAGTAGCCGTTTGACGAATGTCACCTACTTGCGTTCGGTCAAGTATTATTTTGTCAGGGTTAAGCCAATCAATCTTATGGTGGTGTCGTGCCAGTATTTCCTTGCATTGCTGCTGCGTTAATGGGTAGGGTTCGTGTTTCATCTCGTTGTCGTTTACGCCTGCAATATAAAATATTTTCCCGAATTAGCCACCTTTAATTTATTGAGTGCCACATATCTAAGCGCATCAATAGCGTGGTTTTGGAAATCTACTGGCTCGTCAAGCATTTTGCCATTCTTGTCTTGCTTCCACTTGTATTCTCTAAATTCCTTAATAAGATTCACGCTGTTTTTAGTAACGTGTATCTTTTGCCTTCTTAATATGTCAATTGAGTTGCGTATGCTATCAGCCCCCTTTTTTGCTGGATGTATGTTAAACCCAAGCCTATGAACTTCTTCAATGCTTTTTGGCTCTGCGCTGTCTGCAATTATTTCTTGCGTTCGGTTTATAGCCATTGATTTCATTTTTGATGCTATATCTTGATTGGTCAAATTTCTTTCATAAATTAATTCTTCAACATACAAATCATCTCCCTTTTTCCATACAGCAATTAAAGCAGTTGGATCATTGGTAAATCCCCAGTCTAATCCAAGCGAAACAAACTTGCAATTGATTCTATCAATGTCATCAACTTGTTCCCAGTTCTCAAAAACAGCCCCTTGAAGCGTTCCAATTTGACCAAGGCCATACACCTTCCACCAATTAGCCCAATATTCAGATGTCTTTGCTTTTTCCCTTGCTTGCTCTATGTCTTTTTTAATTGTGTCAGGAAGCGCCTCGTTATCTAAATAATTTAAAACAATTAATTCGGAATCAGGCTCTTTTAAAACTTCGGTATGCGCCCAAAATTCAGCAGTTGGATTAAAGTCCAACCAAATATCTTCACTTGTTCTTATTGCTAATTGATGATATGATTCAAAAGTTATGTTGTTGCACTCATTGATATAAAGAACCTGCCTTCTTGCGCCTCGTAATTTTTCTTCTTGGTCTGCAGAAAAAAACTCAATATAACTTCCATTGCTAAATCTATAAGTCAACAATGTACTATTCCAGCCTTCATTTCTCCATCGATTTGTGGCTACCATTATTTTCTTAAAATCCTTAATCGCACCCCGTCGAAGATGAGGTATAGATTCCGAAACAACGCTAATTTCTTTTAGCGATGCACGTGCTGCCAAATCTATTAAAATAGGCAATATTCCAAACGTCTTTCCAATTCACCCCCTCCGTTGCCAAAGGGGGTTAACGCCCTGCAGATGTTCCACCCTGGACTACTTTCTTTCGGGCGGTCATCTGCAGTAGCTTGTTTATTGCGCTTGTGCGTATAAATGTTTGTACTCCCATTTGTATCCGTATGCTGTTTTGTATCGTTTTTCTTTTTTGCAACACTTAATAATACCAACGGTATTATAGCCTTGTTCACGCAATATTTGCTTTATACTTCCCCATTCTTTTATAATCTTTCCATTTATATCTAACTGCAACACAGCAAGGCTTTGTGGATTGTCTTTTCCCTTTGCCTTGATATTTAAACCGGTATCAAAAGAATGTTTAATATTTTCGCTTGGTGTAGCCCACTCTAAATTAGAAACGCAATTGTTTATCTTGTTGCCATCTTTGTGATTAATTTGGCTCTTCAATTCTTTATTTGTAATAAAGGCAAATCCCACAAGCCTATGAACCATATGGTATTTTCTCTCTCCGTTTTTAAACAGCTTGACTTGATAATACCCAGCCCCCTTTAATCTTAGCGTGATTGGTTTTGCAACACAATGCTGGGGGTTTGTTGAATTTCCATTACCCTTGCTTCTTACGTTTCCGATATTAGAAACCTCGTAAAGCCCCTCGTATCCAATTATATCTTTCCATTTTTCCATTTACAAATATAATTGTTTTTCCGTTAACTTTTACCACCTTGCTAAGATTCGGGAAATAAAGGCTGTTCTTGTTTGATTTCTGTTTGTTGCTTATCTACCAAGTTGTTTAAACGCTGCGTAATGCTCGCATTGTATTGACCTACCATGCCACCTTCAATTTGATCTTGGCGAATTGCACGCCTAATACGTGAACAGATAGCAACATATTCTAAATACCTATTATCACGATTTTCAAAATACTGACCTAAATCTTGCGCTATTTCGTTGTCAGCACACCAATTTTCAAAGCCCTCCATTGTCAATGGGGTTTCAAGCAACTCATAATCTTTGTTGCCATCTTTGCCAACAAACACCATTTTCTTTCGAGGGTTAGATTTAGTCTGCTTTCGGTAAGACTCAAAATGTTCCCATAACCTTTCAGGTGTTTCAATGTATTTTGTTCTTCCTGCTGCTGTTCCCATTATAGCTTGTCTATTAGTTCGCTTATCTTATCGATTAACTTCTGCTTTACTTCATACGCATTATCTACCTCCGTGTCGCAGATAGCCTCCAGCGTATTAGTCAGGATTTGTATTACGTTTGCTGCTTCGCTTGGGGACATCTGCTTTGACTTTAGCCTCTTGTGAAACAATTACCGGTGCGCTTTTAGTTTCGTAATTATCAAAAGCAACCATCAATTTTGTAAGTGCTTCGATAACGCAAGCCTGGCACCAGTTGTTAAAGCCACCTCCGTAAAGTTCTCCGTGTACCTTCTGCATCATTTGTGCGACATCGTGCGGTATAGATACACTACCCACAGCGTGGTATTGGTCAAGGTAAGGTCGTGCTGCCCTTAGTTGTAGATATTGGTCTTGGTTCATTTTAGTAAAGTTTTTTGTGCCATTGCTGCAAACCACATTGCTCCAAACCCTACGGCTGGTGCGTAAAAAGATGGCTCGACTAATAAAGAGGTAATCAAGCCAAACCAAAAAGCCATACAAACTTGGCAGTTCAAAGGCTTACCCTTTAGCTTGAAGCCTGCTAACATAACAAATGAATAGCCAGCCAAGCCAGCAAGTGCGCTAATAATTAAGTGCTGCATCCTTTAATGATTTATAAATGGTGTCTAAGTTATGACAAACGGTTCGATAAGGAATGCCAGTCAATCGGCTGACCGCTCGTTTGTTCCTTAATTGTAAATGTAAGTCTAAGAGTTTTTGTTCGTAGGGAAACTCACTTTCGTTGTTCAGTCTAAGATAAGCCACCTCTAAGCGGTCAATCTTCCCTTGGGTTTCCAAGTCCTTTTGATAGTCGTAATCGGGTGCGGTTAAATCTATTCCGTGGCTTTCAAGATACGATTCGACTGGCATTTCGCCTACTTGCCCTAAATGATTAATCGGAATAACCTCATCACGATTTCGGTACTTCTTGTGAAAGCTGGAGTTTTTAGAGTTGGCAAAGTTCATCACTATTCTAACAACGTAAAACCTAAAATACCCTTTGTCGTGCGCTTCTAAAATCTTGGCTTCGGGTTTCTCAAAAAGACAAAGCAGCACCTCTTGACATAAATCGTCAGAGTAAGTGCTGCCTATTGACTTGCAAGCCTTCATCAGTTCGCCTGAATCATAAAGCTGCATTATGATTTGCCGTGCTTTCACGGCTGCTAATATAGTTATTTTATTTGATTTCCAACTCTTTAGCTTTTTAATTACAATTTGTCTTTGCCTCCGTAGGCTTGTTCGTAATGCTGGTTAAATGTGTCATTAGATACTTCACCCGAACAAAAATCTCTATGGGCAAAGTAGCAGCCTAACATCTGCTGCTTCTCCATTGCTTTGGCTTGTTCAAATAAATAATGTGTTTGTTGTATTTGATTATCTATAAGAATTTTTAATAATTGTTCATGCAACCACTCTACTGCTGTTTGTTTCATATCTCTTTGGTTTTAAATGTTTCCAACTCTTTAGCTTTTTTTTCGTACCAAAGAGCCTTCTCTATATCCTTAACCGCATCGTCTTTATGACCTGCCCTCATTCTATATTTAAATGAATTAAGCAAGCAAAAATGAATAACAGCTTCTTTGCCGTAAATAGATAGCATCATATCAATGACCTCAATCGGCTGCTGGTTGTAGTGCGGTTCTTTCTCTACCAGCTTAAAATCGTTAGGGTGGTAGTTTGTATGATTAGGCTGGTCATAAAGCACGCCCGTAGGTACGTGAATGTATTTCATATTTTAGCGTTTAGTTGTTGCAATTTTAACTCCTCCAAGCTGTCAAGAAACGACTGCCTTAACTCAATAGCATCGTTGACTATCTTCTTGGCTTCCCCCGTGTATCCTTTGTCCATACACTCCTTTGCTGCAAATAGCTTCTCTAAGACTTTATCTCCGTAGCCCTTTCCAAGTTCTACATTATTAATCCATCGAAACTGCCCATCGTTAATCGCAAGCGAATCATTTACCGCATCCCTTGCGTGGAGTAAGGTAGTGCGGTCACGATTAAAAGGCAACGCCATCGCTTCTTGCTTTAGTTTAGAGCAGTGCTTCATAACTAAATACTGCGCTCCATGGCGTGCGTTTACTATCTCTTGCTTTCTTGACTTGCCCAGCATTTGCTGGATGCTTACCCCTCGGTAGATAGCTACCCTTTCGATTATTTCATTCGGTGTCATCGTTTGTCCTTTCAGTCTTTTTGTATTTCTTGTTAAACCACATCTCAAAGGATGCCTTTGGTGTTGATTGCCCCTCCATAAATGCAAGCGTTAAATGCTCTCGTTCGTGTACCGCTGCTTGTTTTAGTAAGCCGATAACGACTTGCTTTATACTCGAAGCGTTTAGCACTTCGGTCGGTAGGTCGGCAATCACTTCGATTGCCAATTCAATAGGTGTTTTCATTTGTCTTTAGTGTTAAAGGTTTCATTAAAATATTGATTTGATTTGCCCTCAAATGCCTTCTTTCTATTCTCTAATTCACACTGCAAATCAACAATGTACTCTTGTAATAAATTAGTAGGAATGCCCTTTAATCCATTAGACTCCCATTCGATTAATCCTTCTAAATATTTCATATCACCCAAAGATTAAGCCAATGGCTATTGTGCCAAAGAAGGCTAAGAATATACAAAAAGTTGTCAATGCCAGCGCATCAATTACCCAGCAGACAAACTGATCCACTCGGTCGCTTTCGATTAGCACCGCAAAGAATGCAAGGATAAAGTAAAACACTCTCACAACATTTCCTCCTTTTCGGTTACAATGTACGCTGTTACGCTGTCGTAAGACAACCAGTCATCACCTAACTCGGTGTCCTCTAAATCTTGCGAAAGGTCAAGCAGGTACTGCCGTGCATCTTTCAACGAATCAAAGTTCTCATAATACTTTAGGTCTAATCGGTTTGACAGCCTAAATCTTTGAGCAGCAACGTGCAAGTGCTGCCCTTGTAAGTCAATTCTAATTTGTGCCTTCATCTTTAGTTGTTTAATTGTTCACAAATATACACTTATTCACATTAGTTGTATCTCTTTAAATAAAAATATTTATGGCATTTTTGAAATAGCTTGAAATATTTGGTAAACCACTTGCGGAACTATGGCATTACCGGCTGCCTTTATGCTTTCGTTTCTCCATTTAGAAAAGGTAATGTTGTCCAATCGGGAGGAAAGCCCATCATCTCCAGCACAAATGGGGGGTTGAGTTGGGAATTCTTGCCACCCCATTCTGCGGAATTGTTTGCTATTGTTCTCGTCAAATTTTGTTGCTTGTATTTGTTTCCCTTGACTTTCTCTCCCGTGTCCCGATATTCTCCTGCTAATGGAGTCGGTAGCATTCCCATTTTTGCCATTGTCGTTAAATCGTCTATCCTCGAATCCTCTATCCTTTGATGGCTGTTCCCGTGTCCTTTTACTCTTGGCGTCGGAAGCATTCCTGTAACCATTGCTCTCACCAATGTTACGCTGTGCATTGATCCCTCCTTCACTTGCGTTGACTTCATATTGGCTGTCGCATTGCTGCTGTCCATTGCAGTCGGAGTTGGTAGCATTTTCCGTAGTGCTAAATCCGCAATGTTCAAGCTGTGGCTGTTGCCGTTCAATGCTTTCCTCCGATTGTTTTCCGTTAGTTCGGCTTGAAGGTGTGGCGTTTCTTGAGTGGTTACAGTAGGCAACAAACCAAACCCTATCCCTTCGGTGGGGAGCGTTGACGGCACAAGCTGGAAGTACAAACGGTTGTACTTCGTACCCCTCAGCCTCCAGGTCAGCCTGCACTTCGTTGAATACCAACCCTCCATTCCAATTAACAAGTCCGAGAACATTCTCGCCCACAACGTAGGTCGGCTGAATTTCTCGTATTGCTCGAAGCATCTCTGGCCAGAGGTGTCGGTCATCTTCTTTTCCAAGTCGCTTACCAGCCTGTGAGTACGGTTGGCAAGGGAATCCACCTGTGAGGATGTCGATTTTTCCTCGGTGAATAGTAAAGTCTGTTGTGGTGATATCTTCATAGCTTTTTGCTTTAGGCCAATAATATTTTAAAACTTTTTTTCCAAATTCATTCCATTCGCAATGGAACACGTTCTCCCAACCCATCCACTCCGAGGCTAAATCAAAGCCTCCAATACCGCTAAATAAAGAGCCGTGCCTCACATCAACCCCTCCCACATTGCTTTAATCTCCTTGTCAATGCTTATCCATCCCCTTGCTTTTCTTATAGCCGAATAGATGCTTTGTCTATTAGAGTACCCAAAGGCATCGGTTATCTCCTGGATGGTGTGCGTTTTGCTTAGTCGATAGATAATTAGATACTTTTTAACCAGCACCGCATCGACTGAAAGCAGGTCGTCAATGCCAAAGTCTAATCGGGTTGCTAAATTGTTTATGTCTTGCTTCATTTCTTTATGTCGTTTACTATTTCTATAAATTTATCCAAGCTGTACACCAAATGATAATGGTATCCGCAATCCTCAATCGCTTGCTGAAACTCCTTTTGCTTTTCGGTTTGTTTGTTTTTGCCGACTTTTAACTCAAAGAAATCAACACGCCCAAAAGATAACATTGTAAGGTCAGCAACGCCTGGAACTAATCCCATTGATTTAAGCCTTCCTTGTTCTGCTGCGCTCTTTGCGTTTTGGTGATTCATGTACAGCAAATAGTAGTCTTTTGGGTATTGCAAGCTGTGCCAGCGTACGCAAGCCTTTTGCAGTTCGGCTTCAACGTGCTTCATAGCATTGCTTTAAAAAGTCGGCAGTCACCTCGTTTGCTCTAAAGTATTGGCGAAGCAAGTCATCTCTGCAAATCTTTATCTGCTCAAATCTAAGTTCCGGTACATCTTTTGGTCGCTGCTCAATAGCATTTAAGAGGGACTGGATAGTCCGTGCCTCGTATCGTTCAGCATTGTCCCTTTTGGCTTTTATAGCTGCGATGGCTCTATCCTTGGACTTCTCAAACATCTCGGCTTTCTCGTCTATTGATACGTTTATCTGCCCTATCTTTTCCAGCCACAAATACCCAGCACTACCACCATCCAAAAAGGACTGACCTTTTTTGAACTTGTGATACATTGTCACGAGATGCTCGATGGCTGTGTTTAGCTTTTCTTCTTCGCTCATTTCGTAAGGCTGAAAAGATTGATTGTTTCGGTGCGCTGCCAATTCCATCTTCACTTTATCCAAATACACACAAACCCATTTTAAGTAAGTAGCTGGTGCGTTGGCTGAATATACCTCGCCTGACCTCATACCTTCGTTTACAGCTATCTTAAACTGCTCAAGGGTACATCGTGTCTTTTTTAAGTCAGCCTCAATCATACGCACTATAAGGTTAAGTGAGTGCTGGTCGCTGGTTACTTGCTGCCCAGCATAAGCGCAAACCATCTTGTACTGGTTAAGGATTTCGGGTAGCAAGTCTTGCTGTGGCATTTCAGCGCATTGCTTGCCTTGGTAGGCTTGAACCGCTTGGCTGTTATTCGTTGTCGTTATCATAAATAATCATTGAGTGAAGGTCTGCTTTTACTGCTTTTTCAAAGTTGCTTATTTTTGTGTTTAAGGTAGGAATTATTATTTCATCCTCCCAGCACTTACCATTCAGCCAAGTTAAAGGATTTTTCCTAAACTGCACATCGGGAGTAGAGTGAACGTAAGCTGCAACTTTGTCAAGCGCAGCGTTCTTTTCTTTTTCATTTAGTTTTGACCACTTGGCTTGGCACTTTTGTAAATCTTGCTTTTTACCAAATGAATCCCAAAAAACATTAAACCATTTATCCTCTTCTCTTTTCTCTTCTTTTCTCTTCTCTTCTTCTCTCTTCTCT